GTCCTCGACCGGCCCCAGTCGAAGCATCTGCACATGCCGCAGATGCGGTGGGGCTTGCCTGGCCGCGCTGCCGACTTCGCCGACGGCTTTGGTGTGGGCGAGGCATCATGGGCGTTGGTCTCGACGTCGTGCCTCATCCTGCACCACCGATCTCGGCGGGCGGCCCGATCTCGACGATGTCCTGCAGGAGCTGGAATCGCTCCTGCGTGCCGGACGCCAGCTCGCAGGAGGAATAAAACCACCTCGGCTGCGTCCACCCCAAAGCCTCAGATCGGCGGCCCCCTGAATGCCTCGTCGGAAAGACGATGGACATCCGGCCCGTCGACTCGGCGATCATCACGCCGATGGTGCCGTCGGCGACCATGCGGAATCGCCAGAGCACGCCGGACCGGATCACTTCCACCATCGCCTCGCTCGCGATGTGTGGCTCGAGTCCGACTCCCCAGATGGCGCCGCAATGCGGGCATCTGGTCCTCGACCGGCCCCACTCGAAGCATCGGCACATGCCGCAGATGCGGTGGGGCTTGCCTGGCCGCGCTGCCGACTTCGCCGACGGCTTCGGCCCGGGCGAGGCATCGTGGGCGTTGGTCTCGACGTCGAGTGGGTTCGCCGCTGCGTGGGCCACCGCGACAGACTGCGTGGCGGTGCTCTTCATGCCTCACCTCCCCGTGCGGAGCGGGTGACGGCTGCCTGCCGCACTCCGGCGGGGGAGCGGGTGACGGCGTCGAGGTCGGTCTCGATGAGTCGCCCGAGTTCAGCCTCCGCCAGCCCCAGGGCCTCAGCGAGATCGACCTCATCGTCGGGTAGGAAGGGGGGTTCGCGGCGATCTTCCGCGTCCGTTGCAGCGCTGCGCACAATGTGCGCAGCGCTGGCGCCATCATCATGCGCAAGGACCTGCTGGGCCACTGAGTTAGAATCAGTAGGTCGCGCACTCTTAATCAGCGGGTTCAAGGTTCGAGTCCTTGACGGGGCATTCGTCGTATCGGGACTCATCGGGACTTGTCGGGACTCGTCGGGACTCGCGAGCGAACCGCGTGCACCATCATCAGACCCCGGGGCCGCACCCCTATCGAAACCCTCACTCGTCGTATCGGGGCGTATCGGGACTCGTCGGGCGTTGTCAGGCTGCGCACTAATTGCGCAGCGCTCACTACTGACTGATCCGTCCTCATGCGCTGATTCTGGTGCTGGCTGATCGCCTCGACACTCCTCGCCACGCGCTGCCATCGTCGGCTCCTCGGTCATCAGTGACTGCTCCTCAAGCAATGGGGTCTGGACAATCTGGTCGAGGCCGGAAGCCATCTCCTCGGCGCCGAGCCTGGTGTAGTACTTGGCCGTCAACGCTGGGTCGCTGTGACGCAGAATCCGCTGGGCGAACTGCGTCGAGACGCCGGCACGGGCCAGCCATGTGCCGAGCGTGCCACGCAACGAATGGAAGTCAGCACGGTCGTACACGCCACGGGGCAGATCGACCCCGGCCGCAGCCAGGTCCAGCCGCAGCATCGTCGCCGCGTACGCCCAGTCAGCCATCCGCCAGCATGGAGTGTGCCTGTCGCGGTCACGCAGCCACACCCTGAGCCGCTCGACCACCACACGCATCTCCGGCAGTCCTCGAGGCACAAGCGGCTGCTCGACGTCGCGATTGTTCTTGGCGTTCCGTCCGCGCAGTGTGACCGTGGGCGTCTGCGCGGCGAGATCAAAGGAGGAGGGGGTGAGGCTCGCCAGCTCGCTCACCCTGAAGCCGGTGGCCAGGGCGACGAGATAGAGCATCGCCCGATCCGATCCAGGCAGATCGAACGCCGGAGCGCTGCGGGTCGTGTGGGCAATCAGCTTCGCGACGTCGGCCCGGGTGTAGGCCAGGCGCCGGAAGGTCTCGGTGCCGTCCACCCGCCACTTCGCCAGGCGGCGCAGCGGGTCGAGCGGGGCACGGTCGGTGTCCACGAGCCACGACGTGAAAGAGCGCCATGCCGCCCGGTAGGCGTTCTTTGTGCGGGCGGAGAAGGTGGCTTCCGACTCCGTGGCCACCTGCTCGATCCCCTCGAGGAGCTTCTCCCTCTCGATGTCCGCGACATGCTCCCACTTGACAGCGAGGATCACCCGCTCGAGGCGGCGCCGCGTCTCCTGGAGGTGCCGTGGTGATGGGGCTGACTCCGAGCGGCGCTTCGCGTCGATGAACTTGGCGAGCGCGGCGAGAATCGGTGACAGCGGTGTGCCGTTTTCGGCGACTCCGACGTCGACCCGGGATCCCGCCGGCTGCGACGACGCACCAGCCGCCATCGCCTCGCCCTCCTCCAGCCACCGCGACGCAATCCGATTGGCCGGTCGCTGATGGGTCACCCGAGTTGAGCGCCGCATCCAGCGCCGCCGAAGCTGGTCGTAGGCGTCGGCGTACCAGGGGCCGTCCTCACGCCCGCTGAGGCGGTAGGCCTTGCCGTCTCTGGTGCGACGCTTCGCGCTCACTTGCGGGTCCTCCCGGTGGTGGCTCGCATGCGGCGCCAATCGTCGGCAGGAGGACTACCAGCGAGGGCCCAGGCCTCGAGCTCCGCTCGGCTCCACCGGAGGATCCGGCCGACCTCGATGGCGGGATCGATGATCAGCCCGGCACGTCGCATCTCTGCGAGCTTCGTCACGCTGACCAGCATGTGCCTGGCCAGCCGCTCCGCGTCCCACATGAGAAGGTCGCGGTCCTCCACCGCCAGCTCCAGTGGGAGAGAATCGGAGGGCGGGATCTGGATGGTGGATGATCTCGACGACATCAGCGCTGCTCCTCCTGGACTGTCGGTGTGACTGCCGCCTTCGCGGCACGGATCTCACGCTCGAGCACCTCGACCCGCCACTCCAGATCCATGCTCCGATCCTGTGCACACTTGAGGTCTCGCCGCAGATCGCTCTCCACCTGTCGGATCCTCGCATCCACAACGAGCATCTCCTCCCGCATCGCCTCGGCGAGCTGGACCAGGTCCCGAGCGTCGACCACGCCGCCGCGGTTGGCGATCAGCACGAGATCAACACACAGGAAATGCAGCGCCTCAGTGTTGCGACGCGATACCGCACGGTCGATCGAAGCCAGGATCTGGGTCATTGGTCGACTCCCTTGGTGTTCAACCCCGAGAACGGAACCTGCGGTGTGACTGCCGCCTTCGCGGCACGGATCTCACGATCGAGCACCTCGTCCAGCAACTCCAGATCCATGCTCCGATCCCCTTTACACCCGAGGTCTCGCCGCAGATCGATCTCCAGCTGTCGGATCCTGGTCACAACGCCGCTCAGCTCGTCTCGCAGCGCCTCGGTGAATTGGAGCAGGTCCCGAGAATCGACCGCGCCGCCGCGGTTGGCGATGCGGTCGATCGACTCCTGAAATGGTGTCGTCATTGATTGATCCTTTTGGTGCGCCACCCCGAGAATGGAAACTGCGGTGGGTTGAGCTGGGGGCGAACCCCGAACGACTCGATGCGATTGATCTCGTGATTCACGGTCTCCATGCATTCCCTGGCACGAATCAGGTGCGATTCAGCGGCCCGAGCCTGATCGCCCGCTCCGTAGCACGCCTGTCGCAAGGCCGTCAACTTCCGCATCGCGGTGGCGAGCAGTTGATCCCGACTCCACGACGGCCGCCGGCGCTGCTTCATTTGTGCTTGTGGTGTGGTCATGCGTTTTCTGATGGTTTGGTCATGCTTGCATCTCCAGTGGCGATCAACCGGAGGGTTGCAATTCGGATTGAACTATCCGGAATTTCCGGATAGTTGCCTCGTGGGGAAGCTCCGCCTGAAATGAGTCTTTATCCGCACGCGGAGTCTCACGCTGTCCAGTTCGTGGCGGGCTGCAGCGGGCGTTTTTCATTGGTGGCTCAAACGAATTGCGTGACACCTCGGGAAGGTGAGCGGCGCCGGGGTCGGCGTGCGATCTCTTGAGTGCTGCGGCACAGGATGAATCGCTCCAGCTCGTCAGACTCGACTCTCCAGGTTGCGCGTCCCGGCGTTGCGCCGATATTGATGCCGCGCAGGTGGCCTTCGTTCACAAGCGCCTTCACGGATTTCTCGTTTCGAAGCCCGAGCGCGGCTGCGACTTCACGGAGGGTCAGCATCCGGGGGTGTGTGGTCGTAATCATGGCGATGTCGCATCGCTTGCGAGCGGCAATGAGTTCGGCGTCAGTGGCCGCCGTGGCGGGCGAATGTGCCAGCGCGTGAACGACGCCTCGGAAGATGTAGTCCTTGGCCCGCCACGCCTCGGGCAAATCATCGAACGGCACCATGCAAGGGTGCTGCTTGAGGTCGATCTTCTTTTTGGGACCGTAGACCCACCCATCCGCAACCTTCTGCGCCACCAAGATTTCATAGATGGCCGAAGCGCTGGCGTTGGGGTTCTCGGTGTGCAGCTTCACGCCCCGCATGGCCGAATCACGCTGCCACTGCGGCGCGTCTTCCCATGTCTGCTGGCTTGCGTCGCCAAGCGCTTGGGAATAGGCCCTGTTCACTTCGTAGGCCACTCGGGCAATCTGTTCTTGGTTCAAGGTCGTTCCTTTTGTTGTGCCGGCGTCCCTTCGAGCTCAAACGTCCTAACTGGCTCAAGCAGGGTTGAGCATCTGCCGCACCACTTGCTTGTGCACATCTGCGCGCATCTGTCGCAACTCGACTTCCACGCAATCGGTGTGGCTGTAGCTCATCGCCTGGCCATGCGCCCACGTCAGCTCCAGCGCTATGCCGCCGCCCTCGGAGCTCATCTTCAGCACGCATCCGCCGGTCAGCCACTGCATCTCGTGCAACCACTCAGCAAAGGCTTTCATGTCCATGTTGTCCGTCCTTCCGTGTCATTTCTCAAACAGTTCATGCGCTTGGCACACACTCTGCATGCCCGGCCTCGATCTCCATGTGTACATGCGGCCGTCGTCCACCCCGCACTGGTAGTAGTACATTTGCCCGGGCAAGATGCTGCCCTTGTCCGCCTCGGCCGCGTCCAGCAGTAATTGGTGATCCGGCGTCAGGTCGTTCCGCCCCATGCCGGAATTGCATAGGTAGTCGTGAAACAACGCAGTCGCATCGCACTCGTAGTTCTTTCGCGCTGTACGCAACTCGGATGTCAGAATCGTCCTATCAGTCATGAATTGCACCGCATGGCTTCCGCGCGCCGCACGAGTGCCAGCTTCGTGCCGGCGTCGAAGATGAGCCCGATCACCATCGGCTCGGTCATCTTGAGGCCGCACTTGCGCTGCAACTGACCTTGCACATCGCAGACCTTCATGCCGTGCAGGCGGCCGCTCTGGTAGAGCGCGTGGATGAGGTCGACCGCCCGCTCGTGGGGCGTCCGATCAGTGGTGGACTGGGTGTCGAGTGTCATCGGCGGATGTCCTCTGGACGCGGCTGAGCGTCCCAGGTGAATGGCCGCGGCTCGCAGGCGAGCCCCGGAACAGCCCACCCACTCTGCCGCACGAACTCATCGATGGCGAGCTGAGCGTCCTCCTGGACGCGGAACACCGCCGCCGAGTCGCAGGCCACGACGCCGCTGGTGAGCCAGTGGCCATCCGGCGAGTAGTCCGTCTGCACCCATACCCCCCAGGTCTGTGCGCTCACAGCTCGTACCCGCCTTCCGGCTTCACGGGGCCACTGCGGGATTCATGCGGATCATCGAGCCCGCGGAACAGCGGCTCGCTGAAATGGGTCCACCCGGACGGCTGAGCGACCACGCCGTCGCGACGGCCCTCCTCAGCGATCAGCGCAGACACGGCGCCGATTGCCGCCAGGACCAGCGACACGACGCAGGCGCAGAGCCCGGCGACCGTGCCGGCGAGCCCCGAGATCTCGACGATCCCGAGGCCAAAGGGGATCGACACGAGGCTGATCACGATCAGTGCCGCGATGATCGCCGCGATGCACCGGTCAGTGAGTCGACGATCCATCATGGCGATGGGGCGCGGGAGCGACCGGAGTCGCGTCGGTGTGGAGTGGGTGTCCATCACGTGCCCTCCTGCGGAATCAGGGCGACTCCGGACGACTGAGGTTGAGTATGCCATGTGTTCCTTTTTGCGGGGAGGGGGGTCGAGGTCGTCGGCGCCCCCGCCGAAGCGCCGACGACATGAAACGCGGGGGCAGGACTCGCACCTGCGACCTCCGGCCTTGGAGGCCGGTGAGCTGCTGCTGCTCTACCCCGCATAGGGCGCCGCGTCCGTGTTCCACGGACGCGGCGTGAGAAGGGTCAGTCCGGGGGGAACTGATCTCCGATGAAAAAGGGCAGGATCCAAGCCAGAAACCGCATGAGTGGCCTCGCTTGCTGCGCGGGATGGAACCCCGCCGGCGCTGCGCGTTCGCCGGCGGTGGTGGAAGGAGACGGTGAGGGGGCGAGGCGTTGTGACGCCGCCGCCCCCTGCGGGAGGAGGGGTCGTCGGGGTGCCAGCATGCTCCGCCGGCTCCGGTGGAGGCTGATCGCTGATCATGGATGCGGCTGATCGAGCCTCGGCCGCGGCGTCGGGTGAACGCCCGAAAGCACTACGCACAGCACCATTCATGCTCGCTTCCGTGCTGTGTTCGGCGTATGGTCGCATCGCGGGCCTCTGATACAGGTCTGTATCTGCCCCCTCGTCGTTTGCGCGGCGTGGGGGCGTTGTTCTTTTTGTGCGTGCGGTGAGCCACGCCGTGGTCTGGAAGAGGCCACGCTCACGCGGCCACGAGATCTCAGTGCTTGGTCAGCCCGTGTGGGTGCGAGGAAGGGGCGGGGCTTGGGGCAGCCGCCGCCCCGTTCTGGGGGTCTTGGCTGGGCGCGCCGTCGCTGGATGGCGCTTCTGCTGGGGTGTCACGGATCAACGACGCTGGCACTGGCCGACGCGGGTCGAGGATCGGAGATCCCGCCGCGTCGTAGACGCAAATCGCGTCGTCAATCACCCGGTTCATGGGCCGCTGCTGCTGATTCGAGAGCCTTTTGATCGCTCGCTGAGCTGCGGGGGTGATTCGGATAAACGCGGTTCCCATCGCCATGGCAGGGAATGTACCTCATGTGCACGTCACGTCAACAAGCATGTGCGCTTTTTGTCTCGTCACCAACAAGAGTGATTCGTTTACGCTCCGCGCACGTGAAGAAGCCTGACACCAGCCAGGTCGTCCGGGTGTCGCAAGACACGCATGAAGCGCTTGCGGCCCTCCTTGTTCCGGCGACCGACAGCCTGGGAAAGGTCGTCGCGGCGTTGGTTTGGCACGCGGGCCGCATTGATCGCGATGAGTGGAAGCAGATCGCCACCGCCTGGGTGGCGGAGCAGACCCGATCCCACGACGGCGACCGCGCGCCCGTGACGGCGACCCGCTACCGCGTCGGCAAGGACAAGTCGGTCAGCTCTGAGCCGCTGAAGGGCAGCCCGAAGCTGAAGGTCTGGGAGCCGGAACCGAAGGGCAAGGGGAAGATGGCGTAGATCGCGGCGTGCGTGGGCTGAGTTGTTCACTGACGACTGCTTGTCACTGGAGGCGTGATGCGAATCGGACTGCTGCTGCTGGCCGCGATGAGTGCGTGCGTCACCCTGATCTGTGGCTACGTGCTCTGGCGGGTATACGACGCGGCTGTCACCACCGGCGATGAGCTCGGTAGCCCTGGGGCCGTCCTGTTTGTGGCGGCGATCGGCCTACTGGCACTGGCCGTCACGTCGGTGCTGCACGGGTTGTCGCGGGCCATCGCGGCCAAGGAACGGTCCGCGCGGGCCGCGACAGCCACGGTGTCGACGGCACCCCGCCAGCCACCGATAGACGACCTCGCATCTGAGCCGGTGGCGGTGTGGAAGCTCACGCTCGAGCGCGGGGGCGAGCGCGTCACCAGGCGAGTGGTCGCGCCCACCGAGCAGGACGCACGGGCGAGGGCGACGGAGCGTGGATATCGCGTCCTGGCGGTCTCGCGAGGGTGATGCGTCCCTGAGTTATCCACCGGTGCCGAGCCGATTCCGGGCGGGTCGTGACGATTTCTCGGAAATATTGACCGTCGCCCTTGTGGTGTAGCGGATTCACGCTACAGTATGTCCATCGGTGAGCAGCCGATCTGAGCCCGCCAGACGCGGGAGCACGAGCCCGGCGACGCCGGGAGGACAGGACCCCAGCCATGAACTACGCAGTGACCATCTACGTCGACGCCACTGGCAACCAGGTTCCCGCCTCGAAGACCGACCAGGCTGGGCGCCGCGGCGCCAAGGGGCTCGCTCGCCGCACGCATCGCGGCAGCCTCGTCGTGTCTGCTGGCACGTGGTATCCGAGTCAGATGGCCTACCGGCCGTTCCGGCATGCGGTCCAGGTGGCCGCCAAGGCCGCCGCCCGCGCCGACATGGCCGCCCGCGCCTGACCCCCCCGCCGCGCTCCCCTGCCGGGGCGAGCGGCGTTTGCTGGGCGGCACACTGCCGCGACCGACCACGCCCCGCACGGGGCAGAAATGGACAGACATGCACAACCAGACCATGCACCACTGGGTACACACCGCCGACGCCAAGCGGGTACACGGCGAGGGGAACGGCCGGGAACGTGGGGACGGTGTAGATTTCACCGTGTATTTCAGCGCGGCGACGCGCCGATACATCGTCTCTGTGTACTGGATCTCGAAGGGACGGACGGATTGGTACTCAGCGAGCACGCGGGCTGGCGCAATGAGCGTCGGCGCGCACGGCTGGACCCCGGGTTATGGCCCTGGGAGCTATACGAGACTCAAGCGCCCAGCCGCGTCGCGCGAGGCGCGGCAAACGTCCGCCCGCGCCGCCGCGCGGGCCGCGCAGGCGGAGCAGGCCCGATGAGCCAAACCATGGACGGCACACTGCTGCGACAGCTCGATGGGACGTGGGCATGGTCTGACGGCACGCCGGAGCCGCGCGTGCGCGACATGCACGGGGGGGGCGTTTACAACTATCGCTGCCGGACCTACGGCAGCGGGGGCACATACGTTGAGGTCCCGCTCGCCGCCGCGGCGCGCGAACCTGACCTCGCGTGGGTGTGGGCAGGAGTCACGGCTGGACTGTACACGCAGTCTGGTTCGGGTGATCACACCGGCCCGCCCCAGATCACGGAGGAGTCCGTGCGGCGAATGCGGATCGAGCCGGGCGAGGACCCGCTCCTCGGCCATGAGCCGATCAAGCACAAGCGGGCGATCCCAGGCGTCGCGCTCGTGCCGGGCGCAGAGTGGGATGCGTGGTCCCGTCAGACGATCGTGGGTGTGTGGTGGGATCGAGAGCACGAATCGGACATCCTGGCCATCGCGGGGCGGCTCGGATGGAGCCGACCCGGGTAATCTCCCCGCGCCTGACCCACCCCGCCGCGCTCCCCTGCTGGGTCGCGCGGCGCTTGACAGGACCGGACTGCGCTCAACGCTCCCGCACGGAGCAGAAATGGCCAGACCATGCAATTACAGCAAAATGACCGTGAGCGCATTTTCGATCAAGTGCGGATGGGGAAGATGACCGTAACCCAGTCGCACGTCGAAAAAGTGCGATGTCAACGCGTGCTCCTCGTGACCTCCCGGGTACCGGCGCAGGTCCGCAAGGCCCTGAATGCGGCGGTTCTGAAGGGGGACCTCGGGCACCTGGCAAAGAGTGGGCGCAAGCCCGAAGCGTACTTCTGGAAGACTTTCGAGTGCCTCGCGCATCAGGAGCGAGGAGAGGAGGAGAAGAGGCAAGCGCGGGCGATTGTTGCCGCGCACGCTGCGATCCTGGTACGCCCGTTCGAGGACCTTGACCCGACGCGGGAGTCTGAAGCAGACTGACCCTCCCCGCCGCGATCCCCTGCCGGGGCGAGCGGCGTTTGCTGGGCGGCACTCAGCCGCGACCGACCCGGCGGAACCGGGAGCACTCAGAAGGGACCACCATGAACAACCGCGGTGCCGTTATCGTCGACTACACCAAGGCCGGGCTCGCCGCTGAAGCCGCCGAAGCCGGCCGCGCCAAGGCCGCCGAACGCGCCAAGACCGCCCGCACCGATTCTCTTGCCGCTGATGCCGACTACGAGAAAACCGAAGACGTCGCCGGCCGCGCCAAGGCCGCCGAACGCGCCAAGACCGCCAAGGCCGAAGTCCGCGCCGCTGAAGCCGACCATGAGAAGGCCGAAGACGTCGCCGACCGCCGCAAGGCCGCCTACGCCATCGCCGAGGCCGCCTTCGAGGCACTCGACGATAAAGCCGCCTGACCCTCCCGCCACGCGCTCCGGCAGGATCGCGTGGCGATTGACCGAACCTTACTGCCCCGCATGGGCAGAATTGGACCACCACATGAGCGATCGGCTCTCCAATGACCTGCCCCTCGTTGTCGGCTCGCTGACCTTCCGGTCGGGAGTTCGACGCATCCTCTGGTTCGGCGATTCCAGATCCACACCGAGCACGTTGCCATCTCCATCGCCGAAGCTCGCACTGCGCCTCGGGATCGCCACGGCGGAAGATGCTCGCGTCCTCCTCTCCATCGCCGAAGCCCGCACCGCGCTCGGGATCGCCACGGCCGATGATGCTCGCGTCCTCTCCCTTGCCGGAAAGATGGACACCGACCCCGACACCGACATCAACGCCGACTTCCGCGGTCTCCTCGACGACATCGTCGCGTTCGACGCCACCGTCACGCGCATCACCGCTGGACTCGGAAGCGACGGGAACGACCGATGAGTCACTCCCTTTACCTCACGTGTCGATCTTCCGCAGACGGGCACGTCGACATCGTCGCACGCGTCGTGCCTGACGCAGAGCCATGGGTCGGGCCATACATCATCGACCTGCCGAGCGGCCCTCCGCCCGACGGCCAGGCGATCACCAGCCGGCCTCTTTCTGGAGTCCCCGCGTCGTTCGCTGATGCCATCGGCCGCGGCTACGTCGCGGTGATGCGCTGTGTGGCGAGCGGTGATGAGCCACCACAGGTGCGACCACAGGACGCCCGGAGCATGCTGGCCGTGATCGAGTCAGGCTCGCGCCGGGACGCTCGCGCCTTCGCTCGCGCCAAGGGCTATGGCGGTGGCTCTGCAGACCTCGACCTCGCCATCGGCGCGGCGGTCAGGGCGGTGGGATTCGTCGCAGTCACTCGAGGAGCTGGTGGAGGGTCGGCACATGGCCACTGATCACACTCACATCTGCACCAGCATCGACCGTGGCGCAATCCGCGAGGCAATGCAGGAGGCTGGGCTCGGCATCCGCGCGGCAGCGCGCGAGCTCGGCGTCTCGACGAACACCATCCAACGCCTGCTCGATGGCGACCCGCGCCGCGTGGAAGTGGTGGCGGAGCAGATCGTTGCGTTGTGCCAACGTCGGCTCCGCGCATGAACCACCCCGGCGTCACGCAGCCGGGGTGTGTGTGGCGAACCAGGAGGGTCAGAGCGGCAGAATCGACTTGGGAGCGGAGCGACGCCCAGCCGTGAAGCCGCGGCACTCCTGCAGAAACTCGACGAACATATCCGCGCACATCAGCATCGCACGCGGTCTTGGGTGCGACGGGTCTGCCGGTGCCCAGTGGCCGATCCATAGCCATTTCTCGTGACTGCCCGGCTCTTCGCCCGCGATCGTTGTCACCGTCGGTCGCCAGTAGGTGCCCCCGTGCAGCGCGTACTGCGACGTCGTGTAGGTGCTGGCGGATGCCCACACCCCACCATCACTCAGGCCGGTGAAGTAGGAATCGGTCGGATTGAATCCAGTTGCCTCCAGGAATGGAAGCGAGTTGCACATCCCGAAATTGGGGTCCTCCTGCGACAGCTCCTCGCCGACTCCTCCATACGACTGCCAGAGGGCGGTCCGATCTGCGGTGGCTGCTGAGTCAAAGTTGGTGCCGTGCGGCGTGTACCGCAGATAGATGACAGGGATGGTTGGGTCGTTGACCCATGCCCGGGCCAGCGCTGTGAGTGCACGGAGATTGGTCTTGAAAGTCGCCGCGGGGAGCAGCGCCCCGAAACAATCGTTCAGCTCCGTGGAGATGACAATGGCCGCGTATGGACCCATCGTGCGCAGGATCGGAAAGCATTCCGAATGCGACGTGCCGAAACTCGTGCAGGCATACCCGCCCGCGCCCATCGGCACCGAGCACAGCCCATACTGCTTCGTGGGCTGGGTGGCGCGAAACCCGATCATCTCGATTGCATTTGAGCCGGTGGTGTTGAACATCCCCAGGCCCATCTCCCCCAGCGGGGGCACAGTCAGCCCGGTGAACGACAACTTCTCGCAGTCGAACACCGCGTTTGCCAGGTCGGTTCCGGTTGCGGTGAGGGTCTGGAGCAGGGTTGCCGACGAGGTGGTGACGGCGCCGACTGTCTTTCGGTACCACCGCAATTGCAGCGTGGGATCATTGAGAGGGTTCCTGATGCAGAACGCGTCCAGGCCCATGGTTGCCGACATATCCCAGAGCGTACGGCTGCCGCGATCGGCGATGTGGCCAGCTCCCGAGGCTCGCGTCATCCGCGGATCAAAGGAACAGTACATGCCATTTGTGCCACTGACGGGGGGCGTCCGTCTCACCAGTGCATAGGAGACGTGCTGGGGAAGCGTCTTTTGACCAGTGCACACCAATGAGGTGCTCAACCCACCAATGATGTTTGCGCCCCAGTACCCGGAGATGAACGGGGGGGATGAAGGTGTGTTGGTGCCGGACACGATCGTTGATTCCGGCAGGTTGCGGTTCACTCCGCCAAGAGCCAGTTGGATCGTGGTCACGCCCCCAGAAGAGAACGTGTTCTGTGTGGATCGAGAATCGCCCAACCAGAGGATGCGTCGAACGCCCGACGCGCTTTCACGCACCATGTCGCCGACCTTGCGCCGGAAGGTCGCCGAGCCGACAACAAGGGGCAGGTCATTGGAGTCAGTCATCACGCCACCCCCTGAATCATGACCACTGCCTTGAGCGCAGCAGGGGCGCCGGTGAACGCCGCGGCGGTGCGAATAGAAACCAGAATGTGAGTGATGCCACGCACAGGGATCAGGACCGCCGCGCCCTGCCTGAGCTTCTTCGCGGTCGTCTGGTCGCCTCCAGCGTTCACTGAAGGCAGTGTGATGTCGGTCTCGCCATCAACCGACACAAGCGGACGCCACCAGTTGCCCTGCTGGATCGTCGGGAACGCCGACTGAAGATCCGCCGGCAACAGGTTCGCCGCCATCGGGTCCTTGGCGGCGCAGCGCCCCAGCACTGCGACGACCGGCGGCGTCGTCGCGTCGACCTCTGACGTGTGCGCCCAGGCCAGCCAGAGTGCGATCTGGTTCAGCGCCATGTTCCCCTGCGCGTCCCGCAGATCCAGCAGGCGGACGTTCCCGAAGCCGCCGCTCGTGCTGGCAAGGATCGCGGCAGCGTCGATCTGGATACTCGCGGTCGCGCTGGTCTGCGTGATCGCGTCCGTGTTGGCCACGTCGGGCGCGGTCGACAGTGAGGTGACGATGATGGGTTGGGCCGCCGACATGGGGCGACCCAGAATGACTGGTGTAGTGGCGGTGGTGAGGTAGGCCATGAGGGGAGAGTCCTTTCGGGGGGCGTGGGCGTCATGCCCAGTGGGTGTGTGGTCAGGCCTGCGAGCCGATGATCGCGTACTTGGGGGTGCCCGACGCCGATCTGACGAAGAGCTGCGCCGCGGTGCATGACAATCCCTCGATCATCCGATCCTGTCCAGCGGGCACAGTGATGACTTTTCGGAACACCGCGTTTTCCTGGACGCCAAACTCGATGGCGATGGCCGCATCCAGGTTGATAATGATGAGAGTGTCGAGCGATGTGACGGCCGCGGGGAACGGGACCGCGGCAGCCGTCGTGCTGCACTGTCCCTGCGTGTTTGCAGGCAGCTTTTCAGTGAGGGTGCGGGTGGCCCGGTTCGGCCGATAGTCGATGATCGTGATGCCGTCAGATGTCAGCTTCACGCTGCGTCCGATGTCGAGAGTGGTGGGCATGTGTGTCCTCGCTCAGGTGGTCGGTCTGGTTTGAAGTTGTGTCGGCCGACTTTCCGCATTCGGGCTCGCGTACTTGCGAGGCAGCGGACGCCCCGCTCGGATGATCGGATGATCGGCAGGCGGTGTCGCGGAGGGAGCCGCTCTGGTCTGTGATCCGATCCGCTTGGGCAGCGGCGTGAACCGCGAGGCGCCGCGGAGCACGACGAGTCCGACCTCGCGGATGACGGCGCCGATGATCGTGGCCAAAGCCTTGGCCGCGAGCCCGACCCGTGGACCGGTGCCACGCGAGACGACCCACGTCAGCCGGTTCCGGGGGCACGTGGCGCCGGGCACCGCGGCCTTGACCTCCAGCCTCGCCGCCTCATGTGTGCCGCAGTTGCACGCGGCGCAGAACCCGAACGAGCCGTCCCGGCCAACGCGTCGAAACGGGCACACGTCGCAGCCGTTGAGCCTCGTGTTGTAGGCTGCCTCGGTCGCCTGCCCGAGCAGCACGAGCGACAGTTGCGCACGGACGAATGACTTGCCGCGAGTGTCGGTCATGGTGTGCAGATCTCCCCTGTTGACGACGCGATCACGTCGTCAGGATTCGAGCCGAACAGCGTCTGACATGAGGGGGGACTGTCGGTGTGGACGAAGCACGCATGGTGCGGGCAGAGATCGTCCGGCGTGATCGTTGGGAACTCGATCTGCATGAACACACACATGACGCATGGGTACTGCGAGGACAGGCCGATGTCGAGCGTCCGCGGCATCCACGCCTGATCAACTGGATCAGCACGAATCACGTTCTTCCACGGCACGCTCGCCGTCGACCAGTCGCAGTTGATGCGCACTCGCTGCGCCGTGCTCGTGGTGAACCCTTGGCAGTGACACGGAACGCTCGCGGTGAAGTCGGTGTTGTACTTCCCCCACGCCGACGCAAACACGTACTGGTCGCCAAAGTAGGACACATACCCACGCTGCAGATCGCACAACGGGAGCGCGCTGATGGCGCACTCTCCGTCACAGAAGTTCGTCAGAATCCAGTCGTATTCATCGTTTGGCGGATCACACACGCGCTCCACGCACTCGGAGGTTCGCGGGCTTCCGTTCGTCACCCACGAGAAATCCGTCGATGGCTCAACTCCGCTCTGCGTCCATGGCTCAATGTTTGTGCCGATGCGTCGCCCGCCCTCCCAGTTGTTTTCTGGCCGGAGCGGCTCAACCCACGTCCACGCTGCAAAGTCCCATGAGCCCGGCCAGCAGCGGAAGAACACCGAGCGCAGCGCTGTCCAGAGCGCGTGCTCCGCAGCCTCCGTCACCTCGTTCGGCTCCGCGACGCCGAGCACGTAGGCCGGCAGCTGGAAGGCATCGGCGCCTGCCGTGGTGTACACGTCGTCGGGATCGACATATGGCCATGATGGGATGAGCCGGTATGGGCCGAGGATTGCGAGATCGCCGGGCAGGACATCGACGCCACCAGGACGAGCAGACGCCATCGGCGCGTAGATCGCCGCGAGGGCGTTGATCTCCGCTGCGATGTCGCCTCGGTGGTCCTTCGTTGCAAGCCACCCGGCCTCCCGCAGTGCGTCCATGACCGCACGGGTGGCGTCGAGCGTGCCTTGGTTGATCGTGCCGCACTCGCCCTGCAATCGGAGAGCCGCGATGGCATCGTCAGCCTCAGTCTCGGTAATGATCGCTCGCGCCGCTGCCTCGCGCAATTGGAACTCGAAGATGGGCACGCCTGAGCGGATCGCGATGAACCGCTCAGGCACGATCTCGGAAAGATTGGTCTCGGGATCAAGGTCGCTCGGCAGATCGACGCAGAGCGGGCTGAATTGGTAGTGCGCCTCGCGGTGGACGATGCCAAGGAACTGCCGCGCAAGCGAGGTCGGGCCGGCGTAGAGCACTGCGCCGCTCGAATCCGTGGCGTCCGCGTCGATGATCTGAGCGGCATCGCCGAAGAGGAACACGTCCGCGGCCCACTTGTAGTCAGCCGTGGCCACCCGCTGCTGATAGAGCGTGAGACCGCCCTTGAAACAATCGGGAGGCACGGCGCCGTCGACACAACACGCATTTTCTCCTGCTGTCGCACACGGATACCCGGGGTTCCAGTAGCCCGCGCGGTACGCGGTCGGCTGCCCGACCGTACAGCCGCCTGCGCACTCGGGCTCGTCGTAGATGTTCGGACCGCATCCTGATGTCGTGCCGCTCCAGAATCCGCACTCCGCGTCGTTGCACGCGGGGAATGTGGCATCGCCATTCAACGCCCGCTGCGGAGTGATCCACGTCTCGAAGTTGGCGAGGAAGTCGTACTCGACACGGAGGGGATCACCGCCGGTGAACTGGTTGCTGCCGCACGCGTAGTAGGCGTCACTGAGAACGAAGCAGGACAGATACTGCGTCTCGCCGCCGGGGGAGAACGTCGGCCGGTTGTTGATGACCGTGATCGTGTCGCCTGACATGTGCGACCATCCGCTCGTCGACGTGATCTCGGACGTGTGGATCCCATCGTCGCACACGACATCACCACAGCAGCACGGAGCGCCGGCGCGTGCGTTGACGACCAGCTCGGCACGGCCGACGAGGACCTCCTTACGTTCGCGGATCACCTCGACATTCATGCGGGCTCGCAGTCGTACTTGACTGGCCACTCGACCAGTTCAAGGGTGATGACGACAGCACCCGCGACGTACTTGCGGCGCAGCGTGCAGTCGGTGTCAACAGTGCGGGCCTGAAAATCCTTGTCCGGGTCGCGGTCCACTGGCGTGGCACCAGTGATGTTGATCTCAGGAATGCCGTAGGCCTCGGCGTCGTAGGTCGCGTTTGTCGTGCCGGTGACGAGCGTGATCTTGGCCAGGTAGATGCCGTTGATTCCGGACCCCACGTCAACGGAACGTGGGGCGGTTCGCAGGTCGTCGCGCCATCGCTGGCCCGTGTTCTTGTCGCGGCCGATTGTGATCATGGCAGCACCAGATTGATGCCGGAGAAGTCGGCGGCGGCGTACCGCCGGAAGTAGTTCCAATATGGCACCGTTGTGATCGCTCCCGCGGCGTCCAGAAGCACCGGGCGATTCAGCGGCATTCCGTTCTCGTCGAGCGCCAACTTCAGTTCGCCGTCGTCGAGGTGCCTGAACCCCTGGTTGAGGCGACGCTCGAACCACGCGCTGGCTGCGGGCGCACCGGGGTCGGTGAACGCCGCACGGACTCCGAGCCGAAACTGCACCTGCCAGTAGGCGGGCGTGTCGTCGGTGGCGTAGACGTAGGGCACACGAGGCGCGCCGAGCACGAGCACCCGCCCAGCGGCGAGTCCGTTCCAGGTGGCGGCGTTCACCTTGTTTGCCAGGGCGACGAAATACCCCGGGTTGATTGTGCCTTCCGGGGCGTTGAATCCGTAGCTGATGACCACGTCGGAGATGGGCACCGCAAGCTTCTGTTCGTACGGCTCGCCGGCGGTGGTTGCAACCGGCGCGTTGTCGAGATCGGTGTCGAACTCCTCGATTGAATCCTCGACGGTGTACTCGATAGATGGCGGCGCCAGTGTCGGGTCCGCAATGTTCTCCAGCGAGAAGCTGTTGGAGAACAGGGCGTCAAGCTCCCATGTGGTCGGCCCGGCTCCTGGACGCGCTGACCCGCCCGAGCATCGGAAGCCAGACATCAGCGGGTGACCGCTACCGCGGCGAGGGAGTGTGCCCACGTTCTGCGCGTCCCGGATCATCTGCCTGGGATCAACACCGGCTTCATGCTGGATGAGGACCTCGTAGACATCCCGCAACGTGAAACCGCTGACGCCGAACTCCATCGGGCGTGACGACCATTTGAGGCTGACGCTGATGACGGCCATTAGCTTGCTGCCTCCTGGAGAATCTGACGCTGCTGCCGCGCCTCCTCCAACACCCGCTCCAGCAGATCGATCTGACGTCGAGCCAGACGGTGGGCCTCTGACTGGCTGCCGTTGCGAGCGAGGAACGCTTCATTCCGACCGGTCGAGAATCGCGAGGATTGTCCTGTCGCCAGGCTGTCGCTTGCGGCTGCGATCGCACGAGAGCGATCGCTGGCCGCTCTTGCCGCGTCCATGCGCTCTCGCTCCATCTCACGCTCACGCCGCTCCGATGCACGCCGATCGTCGGCCTCGCGACGCTGCTGCTCTCGCTGCTGTGCCTGCTGCTGTTCCTCCGCCATCTTCCTTCGCTGCTCGTCGGCGAGCCTCATGGCGTCGCGCGCCTGCCGGTCCTCGAACTCCTTGCGCAGCTCCTCGGCGACTCGCTTCTGGTCGCTGGGGCGCGCGCCTCGCAGCGCTGGCCCCAGCTGCTGATCGAACTCCTTGCGCTTGCGCTCCTCGTCGGTGATCGTGTCGTCACGCAGGCGATCGCGAATCCGCTGCTGGTTGTCGTCCGCCTGATCCTGACCTGCCTGTCGCCTCTCCCCATCCTGCTGCTGCTTGTCGCGACGGCCCTGGAATCCGATCAGCCAGGCGCTGGGGCTCATGCTGGTCATCGCTTGCCCGATCGCTCCGGCGACCGGCACGGAGCGCAACGCGTCGACGATCGACTGCCCGATGGTCAACCCGATCTGGGTGCCGGTCTGCCCGACATTCACGCCCTCGATGATCTGCTCGAGCGCACGGTCGATGCCAGAGGCGGCCAAGCCTGAGATCATCGCGCCAGCCAGTCCGTTGGACCATTGTTTGCCGGCCCGGGCGAGGCTGTCCTCCGTGTCCTTCCCCATGCTCGCCATCGACCGCTTGACCGACGCGGCACCGGCGGCGGTCTGGTCGACCACCCTCGTTACGACGTCGACTCCCTGCACCGTGGTCGCCACCGATCACTCCTCGAGGCTGAGCGGCGACTGGAAGGCCGCCCTCGCCGTGTTTGCCGCTTGAATGTGGGTCACCGTGAACAACGTCTCGTCCTTCATCCCGCCACCGATTGGCCACTTTCCTCGCCTCGCCCAGTCGGCCATCTCGAGCACCTCGAACGCTTCACCCGCGATCCGTTTGGGGCACTCGCTGATGACCATCCGCCCGTCCTTGCACCCGTCACACCCATCTCCGCCGCAGAGCGGGCACTCGATCTCGAGCGGCGACTCCGGCGTCGGCGCGTCTACGCACCGACGGGCGCGACACTTTCCGCAGACGGCGCCGCAGCGCCAAGCCGCGCCGATTCTGATTTTCCCAGCATGGATTCCGACACCCCCTGGGCAGTGACGATGCCGCCGATCCATGCCGTGACCTGATGGGCGGTCAGCAGGTCGACGAGTGCCTCTGGTCCACAGGAGCCTTCGTGCCCCGGCACGTTCTCGGCCGTGGTGATGACGAACCTGAGAGCATCACCCAGTGCCCTGCGGAGATCCGGCTCCGTCTGAGCCAAAATGAAGGCGTCGACTCGCTCACCGAGCTCCCACCGCTCCATGGCGCGAATGAACCTGCAGTGCAGCACGATGCCCCCACCATCAGGGGGGCGGAACTCGAACGTCTGACTTGGGTCACAACCTCGCAGCATCGGATCCTTTCTGGTCTGGTGTGGTGTGGTGTGGTGTGGTGTGGTCTGGTGTGGTGTGGGTCAGGAAAGGGCGATGGTGATCTCGTCGTCGCCGTCGCCGGAGAGGTCGTCGCGGAGAGCGACCCAGGAGAGAATGTCGTGCAGCTTGCCGTTTCGGTCTGCGCTCTGGACGTCGGTGAGCTGCATGTCGGGCACGCTGATGGCCACTTGATTTCCAGAGGCCCCGAGCGTCAGTGACAGTGCCCGCACGGTCGCCGTGAGGTAGTCGGCCATCGGGGCGTACGTGGCGACCAGTTCCGCCTCCTGGTTGAGCGTGCCCGCGATTGCACGGTTGGCGACGTAGGCGTGGAGGATGCCTGCGGCTGAGCTGATGTCCTCGCGGAGCTGCACGTCGTTGCCGAGCGTGAGCGAGAAGTCGGCGACCTTGGGCGCGAAACTGGCAATGGTGAGCGCTGCCGCGGCCACTCGGATCGGCAGGGCCGTGGGCTGGCTGTACGTGGGCAGAGCCACGTCGGTCGGCGTGTCGAGCCGCCCGGTGAAGCTCCACTCTGCGACAGCTCTCTGGCCCGCGGAGCCGCGGATGGTGAGATTGCCCATCGCGCCGCGAATCACGTGACGCCTGCCGTCCTCGGAGTAGTACATGGACAGCGTCTTCGATGTTGCGCCCACCGCGCCGGGCGGCAGTGAGGTGGGCCTGTACCCTCCGGTCAGGAGTGAGAGACCGCACGCAGGGAGCAGCACACTGGCCCACGTGGTTGACGCCGTGCCGAACAGCGGCGTCGTGAATGAGATGGTCCCTGCCTGCTGGCCAGGTGTGCCGCGAATGGAGCCGAAACCCCCGAGCCCCTCTCGAGCCTCGAAGGGAACGGAGCGCGTGAACGAGGGATTCTCGATTGCGAGCGTGGTGTATGGGGCCGCGCCGATACTCTCGGCCGTTCCTGCGGTCGCCTCCTGGATGACGTGGAGGACTCTCCGGCGGGTGATCATTGGATTAGCCATCAGTGCGGCCCTTTGTGAGGTCGTATTCGTTCATCATGAAGTTGGCGCTGTACGTGAGCGACATGCCTGCGACTTCACCGGGCACCCCCTCATAGCGGTTGATCGCGTCGAGGGTGAGGAGATCACAGAGGCCGAGCCGATCCTCGACTCCGATGGCCGCGTGCACGTCGCGCTCGGCGACTGCGCAGGTGGACTCGACCGGGTCTCCGGTTGCGCTTGCAGGCACGCTGATCGACACCTTGATCTCGGCCTGACATTCGACCCACGGGGACAGCCCTGCGTCGATGCCGGTGATGCGGGTGATGGTGTCGAGAGTGAGTTCGACGGTCCCGGGCAGGTAGGCCGGGGTGTCGCCGATCTTGCGCCGGAGGACCGCCGTGACCTCGAACTCGTAGCCGTTGGCCGGTGTGCAGCGTGCCACTCGTTCGGCCATCAGGGCCATGATCCGCTCATAGACGGGGAGCGTCATGCGACCCCCAGGAGGAGCCCGCCGGCGTCCTGTTCGATGATGGCGATGATGCGTCGCTCGGTGGCGAGACCGCCCGCGCGAAGCGGGAGTGACAGTGTGTCGCGGGTGGTGTCCAGCTCGGTGGCGCTGATGCCGCCGTATGTGTCGTCGGTGGTCGAGGTCTGTGAGTTGCGCACCCATACGGTCAGTTGTGCGGTGAGCAGCAGGCCGTTTTCCTGCATCGCCACCGGCTCGCCGCGGTTGACGACGGCGACGATGTCGCGGTCCGCCATGCCCGGACGCCGGAACGTCACGGCCTCCCCGAAGTGGTAGAGGTAAGTGGTGTTGTGGGCGGTCAACGAGAATGACATGCGGCCTCCCTCTCAGCGAGCAAGAAGGCGGCCATCCGCAGATCCGCTTCGGTGTCAACGTCGAAGCCCTCCGTCGAATCGATTTCAAAGAGCAGTGGAGTCGTTCCGTGGAAGTAACAGTTCTGCGCCATCGCCATTCTGGTCTGGATGAAGATCGCGCCGTCCTGAAACTGGATGGGTTCGAGCTCGCCCGCAAGCTGGTGCCGTGGGCTGCGTGGATCGTGATTGAGGGGCCGGCCGCGGAACCATGCGTGTCGCTGCACCGGGCCCACCGAGACCAGGGAGTCTGCGTCGGTCTCGTCACTCTCGAAGACCTCGACGGCCCGGGCGTAGGTGGATGGCAGGACCAGTGGGTTTGTCGGGTGGGCCCAGCACACCGTCTCAGACAGACTGACGTCGGAGAGACGATCCATCATGTCGCCGATCATCTCGTTCGCCGAGCACCGGGTTTCGTCGCAGTGGTAGTCGTCGCGCTTGATCGCGATCGCACCGTGCCGCTCAGCCTCGGCCAGGATCTCGTCCCCGTCTGATCCGACGTAGACCTCCCTGAACGCCTCTGAATCAAGGAGACGCTCCACGGCCCAGCCCACCAGCGTCGTGCCCGCAAACGTCCGCAGTGCCTTCCTTGGCACCCTGCTGCTTCCTGCGCGCGCGACGACGACGGCGATTGCGCTCATGTCGCCACCTCCTCCGACAGAGGTGACCGATGCACGGTCACGCCGGCGGCGCCGCACAGAGTCAAGGCACTGTCCCATGACCTTCGCTCACGGACCCATCGCTGCTCGTTGAACCGCTTGTGGGCCCGGCCGGCGAAGTCGGCGGAGCCGATCATGTCGACACCAAAGACTGCGATCGTGGTCGCGCCGAGGTGCACGGCGAGGACCAGGGCCGCAGGGGCGGACCACTGATCCCAGCCGCTATGGGGAGCGCTGACCGAGTCGCGGAGCTGCTCCCATGTGATCCAGTCCCGATGTGCGTGCACCGCCGGATAGCTCTCCTTGATGCGGTGCATCGATGGGGACATGGTCGAGACGTGCGGACGTCCGACGACTGGATCATCGGCGTCGAGTGAGTGCCGCAGGATGGTCTGGTCGTCGCCGATACTCCACCAGTCGCAGGCGTGCCGACATGCCGCGCCGTTGACCCCGATGACGAGATCACCGCGCCGCGCGTCATCGAACGCGCAGAGCGAAGGACCGCAGCTCAGGAGGGAGACCAGCATGCAAGCGGACCGAGGTGCGTGTCCGCGCCTCGGTCCGTGGAGGAGAGTGAATCAGGGAAGGTTGATCTTGACCAGGCAGGTCGTCGCCGAGGTGGTCGTCAATTCAACGCACCGCCCAGCGCGAACGTTGCCGGTCGCGGTGTGCTCGATCTGGTTGCTGGCGTCGTCCCAGTACACCAGCTGGCCGACGGCAAAGTCGGTGCTGGCGCCAGTCGCCTTCGGCAATTCAAACACGCCCTCGATGAGGAGGACGCCAGTAGCGGAGGCGGCGTAGGTGTCCAGCCAGACACCAAGGAAGCCCGTGGCTCCAGTGGCGAGGGCAAAGACGTCCCCGCCGGTGGCTCCGCCGGTGGGGACAACGCGATTGATGCGCTGGCCCTCGTGTCGGTAATCGTTCATCTGCAAATCCTTTCGTTTGTAGTCGGTGAATCAGTGTTGGGCGGCGCGCCTCGCGGCGCCCACCCACGCATCTGCTGTGGTGCTTAGGCGCCGGAAGAACGGACCATGCCGCGGTGATCGATGGCCTTGGCGGCGACGTGGTGTCGCGCCTTGATCTTGATCGTGTCGGTGTCGAAGTCCTCTTCCTGTTCGACGACCAGCCCCTCTTCGCCTTCGAGGAACGACAGCTCCACGGTGTCGATGTCGTCGAAGGACGCGAACCCGTAGTAGACGGTCGCACTCGTCGCATCCAGACGAGCGCTCGACACGACCTCAAGGCCCTTGAATGGGTTCGTGGTCGCGTTGTTCTTGCCGGGGTCGACGTCACTGGCGACGAGCTGCCGAAGCGCGGTCTCCAGTGCCGCAGGACAGACGATGACTGCGAGATCGAGATCCAGTGGATTGGACGAATCGCCGCCCAGTGGAGTCTGCTTCCGCAGTGCCGCACGCATGGCGCCCAGAGCGGTGACGCTCGGGACGCCGGTGGTGAGGTTGGAGTGTCCCGTCGCGAACAGGTTCACCGCGTCCGACATCGCGGCGTTAGCCGTCAGGATGGCGTAGGCGGACGTCTCCTCGATCCGGACACCAGCGCGACCCAGCGCCGTCGGAATGCGGTCGAACGCACCGAGGTCGTCATTGATCATCATTTCACGGGTGAACGACAACCCCTTCCCGAACTTCACAAGGCGGTAGGTCTCCTGTGATTCGCTCATGGTGCCGTACTTGTATTCCTCCCCCGGCTCCATGCTTTCAAGGGTCGGGGCCTCACCGAGCTGCATGCGACTGATCGCTTTGAAATCTGGAGCCGTGGCGCGACGGGCCCACCGATCCCAGGTCCGCGGAGCGGTCACGTAGGCCGCGCGAATCGACTTGCCCATTGCATCACTGAGAATGAACGGGAAGTCGCCGGTGGCGTGTGACAGAGCCACACCGTGAAGTTCGGTGAAGCGGCGGAACTTGTGCTTGTTAAGCAACACGCTGGTCACTTCATTGCGCGAGAGCGTGGCGGCCTTGTGGCAGCCGAGCTGCACGAGGTATTCGCGGCCCATCTCGATCAGCTGGCGACCGCGGAAGCGGCTGGCCAGCTCGTGGGCCGGCCGGGTCTCTGGGCGACCGTCTGCGCTGAGCACGATCTGGCCGCCAAGCGAGACGTTCTCGGCGTCGGTGAACCGATGCAGGGTGTGCCCGCCTCGGGCCCGGAGCAGCAGAGCGTCACTGACAGCCTGGGTGAGGGCAGCGCCCTTCTCGTAGCGCCCGACGTTGACCCGAGTTCCGGCGGTGGAGCTGAGTGCGATCGGGTCGCGGGTCGCGCCGGTGGCTCGCTTGCGCGCGAGCGCGATCTGGCGTGCTTCGGGGACGGTCTTCCCGGTGATGGCCATTTCGGTGGCGAAGTCGCCGCCGAGACCGGCCAGCTGCGCAATCTCGTTGAGCTCGGAGAGCCGGGCCAACGAGATGGTGGTGCCACCTGCCGGGGCGGCGGATGCCGACACGGGCGCAGCAGCGGCGCCGCTGTCGATGGTGGTGGTGGTGGCGGCGCTGAGCGCCGCAGTCTGCTCCGGAGTGAGCGTGGCGACGAATGCAGTGACTGCCTCGTCGGACGCGCCCTCGGGGAGCCCGATTGTCCGCAGATATGCGATCTGCTCAGAAGTGAACATGACAACTCCTTGGGGCATCGCTGCCCCGGTCGAGGGCGCCAACGCGGCACCCGGGTGTTCTGTGGTGGTGGTGGCGGCGCTGAGCATCCCCTCGGGGTTGCCCGCAGGCTCGCCGACCCAGTCGACTGCGCGAAGCGTCCCGATCCGCAGGACGCGACCAGACTCGACGTCTGCCGGGGCGAGCGTGGCATCAGGCGAGTAGATCGAGACACCTGCCCAGGCGGAGGCATCCTCGGCCAACCCGAGGATGAACTCCCGCAGATTTCCGGTGGGGGAGTGCGCTGCATACGCGCCGAGCGTGAAGTCGGCGACGACACGGTCGCCGACGATGCGAGCGTTCGACCACGCGCCAACGACGCGGTCGAGTTCGTCCTCGCCTGTCAGTTCCACGTGGGTCACGCGGGAGCGGACGGGGGACATTGGATTGTTGATCGCGTCTGCAATCTGCTGCAGCGCAACCGCATCAACCATGAATGGCGGGGTGCCGCCGCCACTGGTCTTGGTCAATCCGGCCGTGAGGACGGCCACGTTGCGGATCACACCAGCGATTCGATCGACCTGGAGGCCAGCGGCGCCGCCACATGCTCGCAATCGGATCGCGTGCACCGATGGGATTCCGGCGTTGATGTGGGTTGTTGTGTTCATGGCATCGTTCCGGGTAGGCCGAGGGATCGCTCGAACTCGATCTCCTCGGCTCGCTCTCGTGCGATCTCGCGGTAGTCCTCTCCGCGTCGTGCGAGCACGCGGGCCTTCGTTGTCAGGCCAGCATCGAGCTCGAGCGTGGTGGCATCGGCCTCGTTCTTCGGATCGATCCACGCCCAGCCATCTGGTCGCCAGTCTGCGTAGGACCAGACCGACCACCGGTCGAGCAGGTTCGCCGCGCTGATTGGCAGCGCGAAGTTCCACGCCTGGATCTTCAGCCACGCCTCGTAGACCGGCCGGCAGAGACAGTCGATGACGAGCTGCTGGAGCGGCTCGTACTCGCGCTGGTCCTCGAGCATGCCCTGTCTCTGGCTCGAGTAGGTGCCCTGCGAGAAGTCGCGCATCGCCTGGTCGAATGAGATCCCGGTGCCTGCGGCGATCACGCGAGCCTGCGTGCGATGGAAGGGCTCGTACATGCCGCCCGGGCGGGTCGGCGTGAAGGCGGTGATATCCTCTCCCTCGTTGAGCCGCGCCACCATGAGCGGCTGCATGGCCAGCTCGTCGTTCCCGTCGGTGTCCTTGCGAGTTGCGCCGCCGTCCTCATCGACCGGCTGAGCCATCCCAAGGAGATTCGGTGTCGTTGTCGGGCTCTTGATGACCAGACCGATGCAGGCCTCTGCCTTCGCCGCGAGGACCTGCGCAAAGTCGTAGTCGTCGAGGTTTCTCAATCGCCCGAGGGACGGCGCGAAGCGGGTCACGCCGCGGGTCTGGCGGGCACGCTCTGGGTCCGCGACATGGCAGACGCGGTCCGCCATGATCCGGACGCTGTCGTTGCCGGTGACGCGCAAGCCACTCTGCCGGCCCCGGAAGTCGTGGGGATTCTGCGGGTGAATCCAGTAGGCGACCGCGGCCCCATACTGGTCGACCTCGACGCCGCCACGAACGTCGCGGGTGATGTCGTCGTCGTCGTCGTGGTGGGTGATCCTGTAGCGATCGAGCTGCTCGCTCTCGACGAGCTGGAGCACGAGTCGCTTGGACCAGTCGGGCTGAGTCACCTCCGACATGACGATGAAGGCGTCACCGGCTTCAATCATCTCGCCGACCGCCCAGCGCTGGACCTGCGCGAAGGAGCGGCGGCGCTCCATGTCACAGAGCTCGCGCCGCGACGACCAATCCCAGAACGCTCGGCCGACCTGTGTGTCGTACAGCTCGCTGCCGCCGATTGCCAGGGTCGCCGGGTAGCAGCCGATCCCCTTGCCGACGACGTTGCGCACGAATGCTCGCTTGATCGACGCGGCGAGGCAGTCGTCGCGGGTGGCTGCTCGGGCCCGCTCGACCAGAGTCGAGAGGTCTGGCAGGATCGCGCTGTCAGCACTCGACGGCTTGGTTCGCCAGTCCCTGTTGGTGCGGTTCTTTTCGGCGCTGCGGTAGGTCGACAGCGCGACGCGCCGCATCTTCAGGGCGTCGCGGCGGAGCTGCGTCTCTTCGAGGAGCAGTTGCTGCTGCGCTCGCTTCACTCGGGCTGCGAGCGTGAGCAAGACGGGCTTGGCCTTCCGTTTGGCCATCAGCGCGAACCCCGGAAGGTGCCGGCCGCGAACATCCGGCGAGTGCCGGAGCTGACGCGGCGCTCATAGGCGGAGATGGCGGTCTCCAGCGTGGAGACGTTGTGGGCCGTGAAGGTCCGGCCGTTCACCGAGTATGACTGCGCCTGGCCAACGACGATGGCGTGGAACGCCGTTCGAAGGCCGTCGAGGATCTCTTGGTCCGTGGGGACTGGCACATTGCGATCGTGCCGTGACCGTGATGTGAATCAATGACCTCGTTACCCGCTGCGGGTAACGACTTGCATTTTCACACGGCGCCGCTCACCGAACTCGAAGGCATTTGAATCGGTGGTTGCAAGCGTCGCAGCGGTAGTAGCGAGTGCGCCCCTTGGTCGAGTAGCCGACTGTCTGCGGCGCGTGACACCGTGGGCACGGCGGCCGACGGATCGGGCCCATGTATCTCAGCACGGTCGGGGGCTCCGCTACCGGCGCTGCCAGCCGCCGCTCACCTTCTTCCGTGGCTGGGATGCGGGACGCCCTTGATGGCTCTTCCGCGCCACCACCTGCGCGCCCTGGCTCCGTGGTGTGACCCGGACTCCGAGCGCGCCTGCCGCGACGGCTGCCAGCATCGTCGCATCGCCCCAGTGGTTCGCTTTCGATCTGGCTTCCCATCGCACCACCATTCCTTTCCGAGGGTTGAATTCCTCGATTCGAGATTCTGCCGTCAAGTGCCGGGCAAACGGCATGAGTTGACGTTGCTCACCCGCGAAGAGTGACAGGGAGCCCTCCTGGCCTGGTGGAGTACGGATGCGATCGTGCACCCATCCCTTCCACTGGTCGACGTTCACCTCGACCAGCAGGACTCCACTGGCCTTGAGCCTGGCCAGATGCCACCCGTCGCCGATCTGGACGACCACTGCGCCTGTCGTCTTCGGGGCGTGGTAGCCGCGGCCCGAGGTGCCGCCGCTGCCGCTGTCGTACTGCCCCACACCCACACCCTTCGCGGCGCGAAACATCGGGCCCTGCTCGGTCGCGAACTGGTACACGGCGTCAGGCCACGATCCCGAGTCGATGAATGTGAGCGCAGGACTGCGACGCTTGCCGCTGGTGTCGGTTGCCCATCCGGCGGCGCAGAGATCGCCGAACTCTCGCATGCCGAGCATCAGTGCCGCCTCGATGGTCATGGCGTTCGATGGAATTTCAATCTGACCGAAGTCAACGATGTGGGTGCGGCCGGCAGGTGAGCAGGCCATCACGGTCCAGTGGGCGAGCCACTTTCCGAGGTCGATCCCGGCGGTGAGCACCGTCGCCCATGAGGGGATGATTCCACGCGGCTCAGATGACACGCGGGCGAGAATGTCGGTCGCCCGCATGTCGGACTCGCCCTGATTCTCAGGCTTGAACGCCCGGCACCACACGAACTGGCAGAGCTTCCGCTCTTCGTTTTCCCGGTTGGGATGCCGCGCGGCAAGCCACTCCTCACGGGCTGCTTCGGCGACTGGCACCAGGCAGTTGTTGGCCGCGTTCCAGCGGAACCCAAGGGTCGTCGTCCTCTTCGGCGTGCCGGCAATGTTGCCGCTCTCGTCGATCTCCTGACCGGCGTGGATCAGGACACCGGCGCGGTTGGCGGCGATCCGCTGGGCCTCGGTCCAGATCACTCCGCAGCCCGGGCAGGCGATAGCGCCGGACTCGATCGCGGAGACCTCGTCCTCTGCATCCTGCCATCCAACGAGGTGCTCGCGCTCGGGACAGACGAGTTGCTGGCACGCGGGGCATGGGATCGCGATGCGGCTTGCGGTTCCGGCCTGGTACTCCTGCCACGCGAGACCCTCTTCGGTCGTGACGGTGCACTCGATGTAGCTGCGGCCCAGCGCGTGAGACGCGCGGAGACGGGCCTTGAGCTGCGCCAATTTGTTCGCCTCACGGCTTTTCGCCGAGGAGAACTCGAAGCCCTCGGCCTCGGTCACAACCAGCGCTGCCGCGGTGAAGGACGCGCGCCCCTTGTCGTTTGAACCCGCCGTCATGAATCGCAGCACGGCGCCGTTGAGGAAGTCGACTCGGCTCTCAACCGATCCTCCGCGTGTGCCCTCGCCGCTTGACGGCAGGAACTCCCGGTATCGGGTCGCTTCGATCGCTGGCAGGATCCGGTCTCGCCACAGATCGTTGACCAGTGCCAGATCCGGCACCCCCGCGACCACCGTCTGACCGCGCTCGAACAGATGCCAAAGCAACGGGATCGCGAACGCCACGGTCGTCTTTCCCGACTGGCTCGGCCCGATCACCACGAACTCGCGGTATCCGCTGTGCGCGATCGCCTCGAGGAGCAGCCGGTGTGCTGGCTGTCTTTCCAGACGGTACTTCGCAGCGCCGTAGACCGGCGTCGACGCCGGCAGCACGAACTCCTCCTCGGCCCACTGGGGCATCGGGCGGTAGATCGCTGGCTTCATCGCGCGGCGCAGCATCGCTCTCGCCCAGGTCCCCGGGGAGGTCCCCATCTGTGGCGTGATCGGTGTGGTGGATCTCAATTGTGCGCTCGGTCTCTTCGAGGATCTCGGCGAGGATTGCCGCTGCGTGCGGGCCGACCTCGTTGGTCATCCGCTCCATGCCGGTGGCCAGCACGCTGCCGATGTGGTTCAGCGCCGTCCTGACCCGGTCCGCCCGCACCAGATGGCCCTGCGACTCCGCGAGGGCCAGCTCCGCCTGCAGCGCCTTGGCGCGGACGTGCCGCTCCTCCCAGTCGTCGAGCCTGGACGCGTCGAGCCACTTCGTTTGCTCCCGACCGATCCTCGACCGCCAGACATCGGCGACGACTTCGGGGGAGTACCCCGTCCGTTGTCCGCGCGGCCCGATCTGCACGAGGGCGTCGTCGCACTCGCGGGTCTCCCGCTGGAATTGCCGCTCTCCAAGACCGCACGCTTTGCTTGCCTGGGCGAGCGTCAGAAACGGCTGCTGCATGGGTCAGGACGACGACACGCTTGCAATCGTGGTGCGTGTGTGAGAATTGTGCGACTCCACGCACCGCATGCAAAGGGATCGGCTAGGAGGGACCCACGAACTTCGGCCTGCTGTCGGCTCGGCGGCGGTGTTCATGTCTTTGCGGCCCTTGTTTTCATTTCGCGCTCAAGCCGCCCGATGAACGCGGCCCGAGCCCGCTCGGTGAGTCGTGCTGCGGCCCTGTCTGGTTGGCCGATGCGGCTAGCGACGGCGCCCACGGTGACGCCCTCGACTTTTGTGATCGGCAGCGGTGTCCTTCCGGCCCTCTGAAAGACGTGCGATTTTGGTGCTTTGAAACCGCGGGCCCACGGCGGGATGAAGGTGGGTCCTGCTTCAATCGACGCCACGAAGCTGCGAGGCACGCTTTGTCTTTGAGACCCGGCCATCAGACCGCCCACCCCGAAGGTGACGCCCCGACCACTCCTGATCTTGCCCGCGCTGGTCAGTCCACCGGAGCGCGCGAACTGCCCTCGATCGGTCCGCGCTGGTGCGGTGACGGAGTATTCCGGCCGCATGTGTCGTGGGCGAATGAAGCCCGAGCCCTTCATTCTGCCGAGCCCGAGGAAACGGAGGCGACCGACCTGCCCCGTCTTGTCGGCGTTGCGCCACTTGATGCGGGCGCGGATGTACTTCAGCTTGACCGGCAGCGCATCGCGAATCTCACGGGCTGAGCGGCCAGCCTCTGACTTGCCCTCGCGATTGATCGCCTCCTGCAAGAACGACAGCACCCGCGGCTCGGTGATAGTCGTTGCGGCTGCTGTGGCAGCGGCGATTCCCCGGACGTCGATTCCAAGAGTGATCGACGCGTGTTGCGCCACCGTGCTGGTGCGTGAGGTGAAGCGACTCACGCCGTCCTCGCAATGTCGGTGTTCCAAGGTCGCACTCTGATCTTGCGCGTGGTGACGGCGATTCCAACCACCTGCGAAAGGTCCCCTGAGCCGAGGTCTGCGTCCGGGACCAGGTTGCCGGCCGTGAGGCCGCGGCCTCCGAAGTAGACATCGCCGACGACCATGACATCGCCCGCAGAAAGCGTGACATTGCCTGAGGTCGCGACTGATACTGGGCATCCTTCTTGCGCCGGGTGAAGGGTGATGCCGAGCACAGTTGTCACCACACCGCTTGCGCGGCAGTCGCTGGAGAAGGCGCGGCCGTCGGGGCCGAGACCTACGACCAGACCGCCTGCGTTGAAATCCTGTCCAGCCAGCGGCCGCGGCATGTTGCTGGGAGCAGCGGTTGCAGCGTCAAGCAGCACCGCGTCTGATGTGACGACTACTGCGGTCATTGTGTGTCATCCTCATGCTTTCGCGCCTGGGCCACGCGTGCATCCCACGCGCCCACGCTGACCGCCGCCGCGATCTTGATCTGCTCGATCTCTGCCGGCGTGATGTCCTCAGGCCGCTCGATGCGGCGACCGCTCGCTGCCAGCGATTCCGCCAACTTGATGCCAGCAAACACGAGGCCTGCGATTGTCATTGGGTCCACGTGAGACTCCTAGACCGCGCGCCTGCGGCCTCAATGCGTGCTCTGTCCTGTGTCGCCAGCTCGGCCAGCGCGATCCAGAGTGTCGTCATCGCCTGCTCGAATGCTGGTCCGCCGTCAGGCAGGGACGCCGCAGCCACGTCCAGCGAGGACTGAGCGGTGCGGACAATGGGATCGATGGCAATGAGTTGCTCGTCGGTGACTGCCTTCCACTCGTGCATGTCAAGAATGGTCTGTCGGGTGACGGTCACCACGTCCTGTGCCGCAGCCCACTCTTGCGTCGGCGACGCCTTCGACGCCGCGCCGCAACCCGCGGCGAAAACGAGCACGAGAACCGCGAGGACCTTCATGGCGTTGGCTCCTTGGGTGGCTCAACTCGGATTCCGGACTGCTGCGACGACACGTCGGCGTCGCGCGACAGGAACCCGATGCCGGCAACGATCAGCATGACCGCGACCATGCCCCAATTGGGGGAGTCGCTCAACGCCTGCTCGACGCCGATTGCCAGCGCCACCGCGCCGAATGCGGTCGTCTTGCCGGACCGGATGTAGGCGATCAGGTGGCGGTTCATCGACCCTCCTCACGCGGCCGGAAGAGTGATCGGTCCTCGAGGATCGACACGCGGGATTCGACCTCGCCAACGCGGCGATCGTTGGCCTGGCGATACTCGCCGGTCGATCTCAGCAGCGCTTCGTGCTGGATCTTCCGCTCGTTCATACTGTCCATGAAATATCGGAGAGTCGTGTCGATGGAACCGAGCTGCCGATGCACGCTGGTCATCCACACTGCGGCACTCACGACCGTGGCGAGCACCGCTCCGCCGCCGATCGTGCTGATCCACGCCAGCGCGGCGCTGGCCTTGGGCTCCGCGGCGTGCATTGGCGTCATCTCAGCCGCCGCCCTTGCCGGGCGACACCACCGGGCCGCTGGGAAGACCGAGAATCCGAGGCATTGGCGGACATGTCTGGCCGGGGATTGCGCACGCGAACTCACACGTCCCCCCGCCGATCACGGTCACCCGCACCCAGCAGACCGACCCCTGCCCGCACGTGTCGATTGCCGCTTGCCGGCACTGGTTGATGGGGCTGTTTGGGTCGGTTTGGGCGCGAGTCGCGCCCTCGGCGATGGTGCCCGCGTACAGGTCGCGGCCACGGTCCGACCAGTCGCCCTCAACGCGGACTTTCTCGCCGCGGTCTGACTCCAGCATGACCCACCACGTTTTTTCACCGAGGTGTTGCGCCACGGTAGATAGGGGCGGAAACTGGTCCCCAATGTCCGGCGACCTTGTGCCCAGATCCGTGGCAGACACGGCGATTGCAAGTGTGACGACCAGTGTGAGCATGAGGCGCCTCCGTGCGCGGTTGAGGTTCCCTGAGTGCAGTACTTGGCAGCTCCGTCTTAGCATCATGCTGGGCATTCGTCCTATTGTGTGCTTGGTGGTTGTGACAAACCCACTTCATCCCATCTTTGCCTATTGAGCACATACGCGGGCTGCCGTGCTGGGAAGTGCTCCAGCACTCCCGCAGCAGCGAGTCGGTTGAGGACGTGCGAGATGCCCGCCCGAGAGCGCCGGTTGGTGGCTTGCATGATCTCCGCCTGTGTCGGCGCGGTCCCACGCTCTCGCGCGAAGCGGAGGAAAAAATCAACCACTACCTGGTCGTTTGGGTGGAGGCGTTGGTGCATGATGTTGAATCCGTTCACCTTGACGTGTCCCCGACGGACTGGTGGGCGAGCCACCACAGCCCCAGGCCGATCGCGTCGGCGACGTCCGCGCCTGGATCCTGCCTCGGGTCGTACGTGGGCGACGTCGCGACCGCCAGAGCGACCCGTTGCCGCTGGGGCCGACCACGCGTCCAGGTGCGTTCATCTACGCACGTCAGGCACACCTCTGGCCTCGCCCGGAGGGTCTGCAGCACGGCGCCGACTGCTACTCCGTAGATCGCGAGATGGCCGGTGGCTCCTCGCTCAGATCCCTTTCCGCGTCGTCCACTGGGCACCTCGATGACAGCGTGCTGCGGCGCACACTCGACGAGCAGGGCCGCGACCTCCCCTGTGATTGCTTCGACGCGGTCGAGGTAGTGGTCGCGTGTGCGTCCGGGTGTGATGCGACCGATCTCCGCGATGTGACCGTCTCGCCATATGGCGTAGCCGGTGCAGGTCGAGGATGGGTCGATCGCGAGCAGGTCAGCCACAGTGGGCGTGGTTGTTGTCATTGTTCATCGTTGGTGTTTGTGGTCCGATGAAAAGCGGAGCCGACTCCTGAATCCGTCGCCGCGACATTGCCGCATACCCAGGGTTCAGTTCGATTCCGACGTACTTGCGGTTGAGATTCGATGCGACGAGTCCCGTCGTCCCCGCGCCACTGAACGGGTCGATCACGGTCCCGCCCGTAGGGCATCCGGCGAGAATGCAGAGCCTCGCCAGCTCGGGCGGCATCGTGGCAAAGTGCGCCTCGTTGCACGGTTGCGACGCGATAGTCCAAACGGAGCGGCGGTTTCGTCGGCCGTTCGACGTGTAATCGTCGTTGCTCTTGGTCCGGTGTTGTGGGTTGGTACTGTCGTTGTACTTTTTGCCGCCGATCGGGTTTACCCTTCGTCCGGGCCTCTTGTTGGGACGCTGACCCAATGGTGTGTCCTCTGGCCGTCCCCACTGATTGCACGCAGCCGTGTCTGGAGTGACAGCCGTCTCGGAGATCGCCTTTGCGTCGAAGTAGTACCGCTTCGACTTTGCAAACAGAAAGACGTACTCGTGTCCCTTCGTGCATCGGTCAGTCACAGACTCCGGCATCGGGTTCGGCTTCGACCAGATGATGTCCTGTCGCAGCCACCATCCGTCGGCCTGCAATGCCAGTGCAACCCTCCAGGGGATGCCGATCAGATCCTTTGGCTTTAATGACTTGTCTTGCAGCCCAAACCCTGTTGGAAGTTTTGGCCGTTGTTCTGTTTTGTTCTTACTCAACTTCGAGCCTGGACCGGCTCCGCCGTTGTAGGCGTTGTATGTGTCTCCGAGGTTCAACCAGAGCGTGCCGTCGTTTCGCAGCACGCGGCGCACCTCGCGGAACACATCGACCATTCCAGCGACGTACTGCTCTGGTGTGGATTCCAGCCCGAGCTGGTAGTCAACTCGGACCGCACCGCACGGGCAGTCTTTAGCACTTGCGGTTCCGCCGCCCCGCTGTTCCGGGGAGTGGTTGCACGCTTCGTCGCCACCTTCCCACATTGCGGTCCCGTAGTCGCGCAGCTTCCAATACGGCGGCGACGTGACGCAGCACTGCACCGACTCGGCATCGAGCGAGCGCAGAACCTCGCGGCAATCGCCGACGATGATGCGGAGCGGGGCTGGCGCGGTCATGGCGTGCCGCCAATCATCATCTGCTCGTGCTTCACGGTGCCGCATGGCGAGACGCAGGACGGAGTCATGGTGCCACCTGATGCGACCATTGCAACCGCGCGTTTCGTCGTTCCTCGAATGGCATGCGTGTCGTGTCGTGCCGCCCGTCGAGCCAGTGGTCGCCTTCCTCGACGCACTCGGCGCAGACCACGTGGCCGCATCCGAAGCAGGTGTTCTCCAACCGCGTTACTCGCTTGCGGCATCGGACGCAGCGGCGGTTGTGATTGATCGCGCTCATGCCGCACCTCGCTGTTCGGTCTCGTGTCGCCACTGGTCAGCGAGGGTCACGATCGCGAGTCGCAGCAAGCGCGACTTGGCTGGATCCGCGACCTCCAGGAGCCGCCGCTGGAACGGGGTCGCCTGGTCGATGGCCAGCACCCGGAATCGCTCGATCTCCTCAGCCGTCAACGAGCTGAGCACCCCATCGACTCGCTCACGCTCGCGGTCCGCGGCTGCTCGGTCCGCCTTGTCGCGGCCGACCATGGCGCCGCGTTGAATTTGGGCCATGGCCGTGGCTTCTGCCACCGCCCTGGCCTGGAGCGCCGCGGCGAAGTACCCACGGTGCTTGGCCCAGTTCCTCGCGTACATCGGGCTCGCGGGAGCCGCCTTCCGAACCGCGGCCGCAGCGGCCTGGATCTCCTGCCACGTGAACCGCTCCGGCATCGACTGCTCGCGTTCGATCGCTTGGGCAATCGCTTCAACATCGCGGTCGTACACGTCGTTCCTGGTCGGCGGGTAGGACTCGAGGATCGCGAGGGCGGAGTCTCGGTGCGGCTGGCTGCTGGTGTGCTCACCTCCCCCCCCCCGCTGTTCTCCCCCCGTGGGGGCTGGGGGGGGTTCTATGGGAGGTTCTCTGGGAGGTTCTACCTTAGAGCGCCGTCGTGGCTGTCGTGTGATCGTGTCGTGGCTGTCGTGTGATCGTGTCGTGGCTGTCGTGTGATCTGATGACTCTGTGACGTGTGACTCACCGATTGTGGGTGCTCGATCAGGTGACACACTGTCACGTGACCTGCTCCCGCCATCTCGGCACTCGTCGAGTGTTTTCCAGTCGATCGTGTAGACGTTGGTCGAGCGCGGTTTCGCCGCTCCGGCCTGGTGGTGTCGTCGCTCGACCCGGACCAGTCCCTCAGCCTCGAAGACTCCGATCACCCGCTGCACGGTCCTGATGTTCGCCTGGCTCTCGACGGCGATCAGCTCGAGCGATGGATGGCACACCCCGTCCATGTCGGACCGGTTGACCAGCGCGAACATGACCGCCAGTGCCACGCACGGATTCACGGTCGTCTTGCCGGCCTTGAGGCGCCGTTCCATGACCCCGGAGAACCGAGCATTCGCCAGCAAATTGAGCTTGTCCGTGAGCCTGATCCTGGTGTCGTTCACGCCACCCCCTCAATCTGTGCGAGCACTCGCACCACCAGATCGCGTCGTTCCCGGGCTGGTCGCCGCAGCCACCTCTGGTACTGATCCCACGTCGCTGAGTGAGACCGGCGACCCATCGCTCGGGCGATGTCGGGGAACGATGCCTGGGCCAGCTCTCGGCAGCATCCAGTGATCGATTCGCGAGCCGCAATCAGCTCCGGCCACCGGTGCTGACTGAGGAGGTCACTGCACGTGATGCCGTCCAGCTCACAGACGGCACGGACGACGCGTGTGGGGTGGGGGTAGATCCCCCCCCATTGATCGAGTTGGGTCGCGGGGAGGCCCTGGGCCCCTGTTGCAGTGGTCATGTGTCACCTCTAAGGTCGATTCCAGCGGCGTACGCATGTGCCGCGGCGCACGCAGTCGGACCGACAAAGACTCGGTTACCAAGCTCGACGCGGTAGGCGAACCACGCCCCATCCGGACCCGCCCCATCCGGACCCGCCACGCAGTAGTAACGTTTGACGTCGTCGAACTCGCGGCGGCAGAGCGCCTCGACGACGAGCTGCGCGCAGGCGATATCGCTCCTACCTTCGACACACGCGACGCGCAGCAGTTCTGGCCGCTGACCCTCGATCGTTGCGACCAGCTGCTCCCACGTGACCTCGACGGGCTTTCGCTTCATCCCGCACCACCGAACTCAGCGGGCGGCCCGATCTCGACGATGTCCTGCAGGAGCAGGAATCGCTCCTGCGTGCTGGCCGCCAGCACGCAGTCGGAGGCAAACCACCGCGGCTTCGTCCACCCCGGAGCAGGAGCTAGGCAGCCCCATAAATGCCTCGTCGGAAAGACGATGGACATCCCGCCCCACGACTTGGTGACCCACAAGCCGACCCTGGGCTGGCGTGGGTGGCCTTCAACGACCGCGATGATTCGCGCGAGCACGCCGGACCGGATCACTTCCTTCATCGCCTCGCTCGCGATGTGGGGCTCGAGTCCGACTCCCCAGATGGCGCCGCAATGCGGGCATCTGGTCCTCGACCGGCCCCAGTCGAAGCATCTGCACATGCCGCAGATGCGGTGGGGCTTGCCT